TCAAACCATTGACAACGCCATTATTCAAATGATCAAAGGCGCGGGCTAGGTCTGCGGCGTCATACATTCTATCAAAAACATTGGGGCTGGTTTCTATTGCGTTGAAAGGATAAAAAAATTCTGTCATTGTTTGCCCTCCTAAATGCCTGCATATAATTCGCTATAAGTAAATGAAACCGTTGAAAGCTCTGATTGCGTAACGGCTGTATATTCTATAACATTTTCCCCAGCCGCCAATTTAAACAAGGTGCTATCTATTGACATACGGGAAAAAATGTCTGTGCGTATGCCGTCCGCGTCAATAAGATCAATTGTTAAATTATTATCATCCGTATTAATTTCGACGCGCTCACCTTCTGCAATGGACGTATTCAATGTTATATACTCCCCTGTTGTTTGGTTCCATATTGTGGGGGTGTCTACAAATCCCGTAATAGTGATTAAAACGGGCGCCCCGTTCCCGCCTGTATTTACAACGGCTTCTGCTTCTCCTTTTGTTCCAAATACGGTTGCCTGTATCGTTTGTCCGGCTGCTTTCAACTCAAGTTTTACATAGTCCGTATATAAAAATGAAGTTGTTACATTATCGGACGGGTTGCCCCGTATATTTGCATGAACAAATCCGGCTGCGTCAATGCTGTTGGCTGGGTTGTTTGTGGCGTATGTGCTTAATGCAACGGCTTGTAACTCTGTTATGGCTGTTGCGGTATGGCTGGCATACCCGCCGCCGCTTGTTTGATATGCTCCCGTACTTTCAGTCCAAATAGAAAGCTCACTTTCATTTGCTACGGGCGCGGTACTGTACCCATGCCATATAAAGCGCAGCTCTGTTATTAAAGTTTTTGCTATGGCAATTTGTCCGGCGGTTGTTTCATCCCCGCCCCATACTTGCGCCCCAAATTCTTTTTCTAGCATTGCCAATACATTAAACGACGGCATTAATTGGGGCATTCCCCCATTTGACAAGTTTGTTATTTGAAATCTTGTCCCGTCCAAAAATTCAATTTGGTCTAATTGGGTTTGGGTCAATTCTACGCCGCTTTCGGCTGGCTTGCGGACTGCGGACGAGTTAGAATAACGTACTAAATGGGGATTGCTTTCATAGTCCCCCGTTATTTTTCCGGCATAGTCCGCAGCGGCGAAATAAGAAGTAACACCAAACGCAGCCGGAAATTTAAATTTTGGCATCCAAGCATAAAGCGGCTTTTCAATTGTTTCTGTTGTTCGCCAATAAGGAGACGGCGCCAACAATGAAAGCTGCACATTTTGGAAAACGCCGTCTGTCCGCTGATCTGCTCCCCCGAATTTGGGCATATGTTCGCATACTGCTTGTATCGTAAATGCTCCGCTTTCATCCTCAAAAACTAATGTAAGCAGCCCGTTTTTGGGATTAAATACGCGGCTTGTCTGCTGGCGTAGCTGGTTTAATTCCAGCGGACTGCCTGCGCGCAGCCGGACAACTAAATTTATATCTTTTGGCTCAAGAAAACTTTCCACATATTGCGCGCCGTCCTGCCGTATGCTTTCAATTAACACGGTGTCGGCTTCTGTGTCGGCGTAGCCTTCAAAGCTCATTAAATAAAACGGGGCTTGCCCTAACAGAATGTTTTCGTTGTCTGCGGTTGTTACTGATAATGTTTTCATAGCTGCCCCCCTTAAATGGATTGCATTTCTATTGCTAACGCTCTATTTGCTTGTGTTAATTTCCGTTTGAATGCCTGCTCGTTTTCGACGTTGTTAAACTGAACATTTTGATTTACTGTTAAGCCGCCGCCCTTTTCGCTCATTCCATACATAGCATTCATAAGCGGCTGCAGCTGCGGCAATGTGAATAAATGCTCCATACTAGCCGCAACTTTTGGCTGCGCTCTATGAATACTTAATGAAATAGGATCTTCAAAATTTAATCGGTCTAAATCTTTTAAAGCTCCCTCTTTTGCAGGGCTGGACGGCAAGAAATTGCGTATTTTGCTTGCAATGTCCGAAACTGCCCCCGTAACTACTCCAATGCCGTTTGTAATGCCGTCGGCAAGCGCCCGCATAAAATTGCCGCCTGCTTCCGAAAAATAGCCTACAATTTCGGCAAGTCCGTTATAACAAGCCGCGCCCAAATTGCCCAAAATGCGGACAACGCCGGATATAAGCGCTTCCATAATATTTATTACGCCGTCTTTCATATTTCTTACAATGTCGCCTGCAGCTTTGTTTGCTGTGGCAAAATCTTTATTTATTAGAGCTGCTATCATTTTTACAACGTTCATAAAAATGCTAAGTACCATTTGTGTTGCTGCTTTTACGACGTTCCAAGCTGTGGAAACTACCGCTGAAATGATAGGAAAGACGCCTTTAAATAATCCAAGAATAAAGCCCAAAATTACAGAAATATCATTCCATATCATGCCAAAAATTTTCCCTGTCGCCTGTAAAATTTGTTCGCCGTTGTTCGTCCAAAAAACGCGCAGCTGGGTTAAAATATCTTTGACAAATGCCCAAATTGCGGAAAGGACAGGCTGAATAATATTTGTATATAGCCAATTCCAAGCAACGGTTGCTGCTGCAACAATGGCATTCCATGCCGCAATTACGCCATTTTTAAAGGTTTCGTTGTTGTTCCATAAATACCAAATCGCAGCCGCTACAATGGCAATTGCTGCAGCTACTAAAAGAGCTGTAGAGCTTACAACGCCAAACATGGCAATAAGCCCCCGCAGCGGTGTTAAAAACGCATAAGCCATTGCCCGCAGCCCGCCAAAATAATTCCCCATAATAGCAAGGGGGATAAAGAGAATAAAGAGCGCGGACGCCATATACAAAATAGAAAAGATCACAACGGAAAACACGGGGCTTATTTCATTCATTTTTATAATGAGCTGCCCTATTGCGGTTGCGGCGTCAACTATTTTTGCAAAGATTACGCCCCAAACTTCAATAAACGGGCGCAGCGCTTCCCCCCATGTCGCTTTAAATTTTTCAAGCGAAACCCCCAGCGGGCGCAATGTTTCCTGTATGGCTTTTATTTGCTCCTCTGTTGCCTGTCGCAGCCCTATTAATTGCCGCTCGGCTTCTGAATAAGCAAGGTTTGTTTTTTCGCTCCATAACTTGACATACTCTTTTAACTGCTCGTCGGTCATGCGATTTAAAGCGGCTACTTCTTCGACGGCTTTTGGGGTCATTTCGTAAAGCTCTTGCAACATTCCCTCTGTTAAGCCCCGCCGTGCTAATGCTTGCAAATTGTTTGACCAATCTTTAATGGCGTTTACTTGATCGCGTAAATTGTCAAGCAAAACTTTAGGGTCACTTGCTTTGCGGGTTACTTTTTCAAATAGTCCCCATGCCCCCAAAATTTCCTGCGCGCGCTCCTCAACGGCTTCTGCATAAATAGTCATTGCTTCCGCTTGTGCCTTTGCTACGTCCGCAGGATTTGCCCCGTGCGCGGCTTTTGCAATAGCTGCGGTTAATACTCCAAAAGCAGCTGCAGCGCCCAGCACTAAAACGGGGACATGCTGTAAATTTTGATTAATGGTTTTTGTGAGGTCTTGCAACTGTTTGGCGCTGGCTCCCGCTCCCAATGTTTCCAGCGCGATTTGTGCCGCGTGTCCACTGTATGCAAATTTCTCTAAGGCTGCGGCGGCTTTTAAAGAACCGCTTGAAATTTTGGCTAATGCTGGGTTTGTTTGTTCGTAGGTCTGCAGCAGCTTTTCCGCGTGTGTTGTCATGTTCATATATTTGGCGGCTTGTTCAATATATGAAGCGGTTAACGCGTGATTATTTTTTAACATTTCGTCGGTTGCTTTTTTATGTTCGGCGCCTAATTTACGTACTTTTTCCATAAATTCGGCGTTGCTTTCTCCGCTTGTCCGGCTGGCTTTTGCCAAGTCAATCATGGCTTCTTCTGCTTGATTGATTGCTTTTTTATAGGGCTGCATTTCGCGTTGTGCTTCTTTAAAAATGCTGCTGGTCTTGCCTAACTCTTTTTGCAGCTCTTTAAAACCGTCCTGCGCTCCTTTGGGGTCTAGCTTTGTATCTATTTTTATACGTCCGTCCGGCATTGCTGGCGCCCCCCTTTGCTACGTTTTTAACTGCTCTGCAATCATGTTCAATTTACGGCTCATTTCCTGCAATTTTTCGGCGTCGGTTCGTGTATCTTCAAGCGCATAAACGCGTTTCATTTTTTGTATTTCTTTTCGATATTCGGCATTGTATTTTGTGGCTTTTGGTAATTTCATGGTACGAATATTAAGCACTTCTTTAAATTTGCTTTTGTCGTCCATATGCAATAAGAGCTGCAAAAACTTTTTCCAATGTAGTTTCCCCTGTTGTTCAAATAAATCCATTTTGTAAGCGCGAAAAAAAGACGCGTAAATTATGCCCGCGTCCTGCGTAAAACAATACGTTTTTTTAGGGGTAATAGCTGCAGGCTCATTTGCTGCAGGGGGGTTTTCCTTTGCGGGTTCGTCAAGATCAATTTCTAAAAACTCTTTCAAAATGAATTTAAACAATTTGAATTTAGTTTCAATTGATTCATTTTGAATAGGTTTGTATTCATCTATAATCATTTCTAATGCAATTTCAATTTTTTCAACATGATCAAATTCTTTGTCTTGCAATAATTCCAGCAGCCGCAAAACATTGTCAAAAGCAAGCAGGACGCCAAAACAGCGCCCGTTGTACTCGAATTTATCTTCAAAATCCATTGTAAGCGTAAACATAATTAAGCCCGCTTTTTTGATCTGATATATTTTGACCGTTTTTCTCCGGTAATGGTGGCGGCTGCTTCTTTAATTTCGCTGCCTACAAATTGCAGCAGCTTTGCAACATTCATCAAAGAGCGCCCCGCCATGTCATAAAATTTGTCAAAAGCTCCCGCGCCAAATATGGCATTTATAATGCTGGTCATGGCGTCTTTTTGCTTGTCCAGCGCTTGTAAATTTTCTTCATATGTCATTTCTTCGGGCTTCAATTTTGAAAGCTGCTCCATTTGGGAATGAAACGCAGCAAAAGCGCTCTGATACTCTTTTAACTTTTCGTCGGAAAAATCAATTTTGTACACTTCGCCCGCAACGTCAATTTCTCTATACGTTTGATCAAATATAAATTTTTTCATTTTGTTCCCTCCATATAGTCAAATATTAAGCTGGCGCAGCTGTAAATGTCGGCTTGCCGTTGAAATGGATTTCAAGCGAAAATTCTTGTTTTGCGCCTGCGTCCCCGCCTACGCCGTCAATTGTTGCAATGGTACAAGCTCCAACATATTTGGCGCCGTTTGGTAACGTCCATGTTAATTCCGTTTCGCGCGCATTGCCCAGCTCTAACGTTTTAGCAAAAATAAAGTCTTGCGCCGCGTCTCCATAAACTCTATGACCGGAAAAAGAGAATGTTACTTGACCGCCAATAACGGTTGTTGTTCCCCAGCCGTCGCCATCCAAATATTTTGATTGGTCTGTTTCTTCGTTAAATGAAACCTCAAAATCTGTAATGCCCGCAGCTAGTCGCGCTAAAGTCGGCGTTGTTGCTGGGGTCACATCAATGTCAAAAGTATGATCAAAGTTTAAAAGCATTCCTGTAGCTGGCATTTAATCAAACCCCTTTCTTTTCTAGTTGAGCGGCATATATAGCCGTGTAGATGTATTCGTCGTTATCTGTTTTTTGTACAAGGTTCGGCAAGACAGATACATTAGACGTTACAAATCCAAAACTATTATTGCCGCTGATAACGTTATCTTTTGTAAGTCCTTCCAAAAAATCCGTTATCTCGTCCAAAATGTTAACGGCGCGTTGTTGGTCTGCGTCCTGTATCAATATTTGAAAAGCAACATGATATATGGCGCTCCCGTCCATATAGCGCGTTACAATCCCGCTTGAAACGGTTCTAATTGCCGCCGCGCTGCTTCTCGGCTCAAGCAAGCCAACTTTTAACGGCGCGTTAAGCTCTATGTTTGTTTCGATTGCGTCCATAATTCGCGGTAAAAAGTCCATGCTTTCACCTCAAAAATTATCATTAAAAGTGTGTTGCGCTATGCGCTCCCAATCGGACGCCCAGCGCGCTTTTGCTTCTTCAAACCATAAGCCCCGCGCGTTTGGGTTCTCGTCCTTCTGAAAGTCATATTGTGGGTTATAATACAGGCGCCGCGCGTATGGGGTGTCCCATTGAATAAGCCCGCCGCCAATATCGGACGCGCGCAGGCTGCTTTGCTCTAAATTGCCTGTATCTTTTGGTATAAAGTAATTAGAATCTTTTAATATTTGGGTATCCAGCGCAAATTGCGCTTTTGCAATAGCTCTATCAAAATTATGATTTATTTCGCTATCGTCATAATCTATATTGACTTTGTAATAGATCATGGACGGCGCCCCCTATACTAAAATCATTTCGTAATGGTGCGGGGTATCTCCAAACGCGTAAAATGTTTGTACGTCGTTAATGGTATAAACTTCATTGTCAAATGTTATTTTTGATTTGATTACGAAATTTTCCATTGCTGGCGTTGAATGCTCTGTATCAAAAAATAAAACAGCCCGCGCGCTGATCGCTTCCCGTATCGTGTCCTTTATCAAACCTTTTGCGGGCTGCACTCTAACATTTAAGAGCGCAACGGGGGCTGCAAATGTCTCCCCCCAGCGCTCATTGTTTAAAAATTCCTCATAAACTGCCGTGTGAATTAATAAACTTTTGGGAATGGGTTTTATACTCATGTCATGCCCTCCGGCGGGTAGTAGCTGCGGGCGGGAATCCCAGCATATAACAAGCCTGTTGGCTTTAAATATTCAATGACTGCTGGGGTTGTCCGTCCGTCGCTGCTTCCTTGCTCTGCAGCTCCTCCACTATACGAAAAACTCCCAATTGAAACGTTTTGCGGCTCCGCGCCCCCATTTTCGCCGTATTTAATTAAAAATTCGGTTTGGGCTGCTGTTGCCTTTCTCACTTGTTCCTGCACAAAAGGGGACAAGCCCGAAAAGCCCCCACCGCTGAAAGCTATTTTATAGCTTGTAATTTGGTCTATAATGTCTGTTGCTCTCTCTAAAAAAACGGCAAGCGTTTCCGCGTCTGCCGTTTTCCCTTTGTATGTTTCGTTATAATAAGTTTCATCAATGTAAGCCATATACTAGCCCCTATTGATTGCGCTTATTGCGGCGCGCTGCTTTTTGCGTCGCTGCTTGTTCTGCTGCAAGCTCTGCGCTATAGTCCGCGTTTGGCGCTGCATTTGGCGCAATTTCGCCTGCAAATTCTTGCTCATATGCTGCTTCTGTTGCTGCAGCATTTGCAGCATTATTTGCGGCTGCTGCTGCTTGCCCTTGTGTTGGGGCTGGGCTGGCATCCGGCGCAATTTCGCCGCCAAATTCCATATCTTGTGCGCCTGCGGGCGTTGAAACTCCCCCGTTATGTCCTACAACGGGTTGGCTTGCTCCCGCTGCGGCTGCAACGTCTGCAGGGGTTGCCCCTAGTTTCGCCGCTTCTGTTGGGGAAATTTCGCTCCCAAATTCAACATTTGTTAATGGATTGGCAGCATTGCGCGCAGCTGCTTGCGGTGTCATTTCTTCCGCAAATTCGGCATCATTTACCGTTTTTTTTTGAACCGTTTTATACTGTCCGCTTCTGCCGTCGTATTTTACTTGCTCATATCCTTGTTCTAAATAACGGTCTAATTCTCTTTCATCAATTGTTAAAACGCGATTGTCTTTTTTAACGTTAATTAATGCCATTTGTTAAACCTCCCTTTTTATTAAACTGCTGCTGTGTCTGCAGCTATTTGAATGCCTGCTGATTTGCGGTTAAATACAAAAACGTCCCAATAAAGGCGCTCATAATACAAGAATTTCCCGCCTGTTGTTGCGCTCGGCTCGTCTAATGAAGCAAATTCATAGCGCATTGGGCTTAATACTGCGGACGGGTGGACAAGCATAGACGTAATTTGAACCGCTGCCCCATCGGGAACCGCGCCGGACGTAAAGTTATAAAGGGATTTCATGCGGACAGAAGGAACAACTTTAATGGAAACCTCGTCCAATGAACGAATTAAGCGATTTACGCGCGTGTCTCCGCTGCGGACGTCCATTGTCCGTTGAATTTCTGCATCTGCTTTTAGGGCTGCAATTTCGGTTGGCGTAATGTAAAGAATGCGCCCTTCTTCCGGCACTTCTCCTTCGTCCATTGCTTCCATCATTGCGTCAAAGTTTGCAAGGGCTGTATTTCCTGCGTCTGTGCTGTCAATAACAGCGCCCGCGCCGTCAATAGCAACTTTTTCAGAAAAGAGTTTAGACGCCATAAATTTGTCTAATTCTGGAAGTTTTTGCTCGTCGTTAAATACGCGCGTAATGTTCGCAATAGATAAAGCCATGTTTGTTTCATCAATGTCTAGCGGGTCAACTAGGGTACGAAATTCGCGGTCATGTCCTAGCGTTTTAGGTTCCCAAGTATTGTCGACACGGCGCGTCATTGTGCCTACTGCGTCGCGGTTTACGTCCTGCAAGCCCTGTACATCAATACGCGGAATATTAACCGTTTTTGCATCTAACCAACGTACAAGCTGGTTATTTGGCGTTGCGTATAGCTCCGCAAATTTTAAGGCTGCAGAATATTTTTGTTGCAAAGCTGCTTCATATTGTGCTGCGTAATTGACTGCCATTATTTAACCCCCTTATTGTTTTGCAAAGATGTTTTTAAATGCGGCGTTCCATTTGTCTTGCTCTGTTTGCTGCCCGCCCTGCTGCTGATTTTGTGCAAACTGCGGCTTTTTGTTGTCACTGTTTGCAGGCGGTGTTGCTTCTCCCCCGCTCTTTTTAAATTGCGGGTACTTTTGCAAAACAAGGCTGATCGCCTTTGTAATGTCTGTATCTTTGTTAGTATGAGCTTTTGCAAGTGTTATAATGTCTGTTACACTGTCGGGGTTTGCGTCCGCTGCAAGGGCTGCTTTTTCCGCTGTGAGTGTAAACACTTGCTCCTCATATTCTTTGAGTTTGTCCGCAGCTTTTTTTGCTTGATCTGCGGTCTTTTGCAGCTCTGTTTTGCCTGCGTCTTCAATGTCCTGCAGCTTCTTCATTGCGCCTTTTACTTCGTCAATAGAGCTAACCCCTAGCGATTCTAAAAGCGCTTTTGTTGGGTCTTCTTTTGGCTGCTCCGCTGGCGGCGTTGCTGCAGGCGGTGTTGTTGCTGGGGGCGTTGCTGGCGGCGGCGTTGTTTGCTGCTGCTGTTGTCCCCCGTTCACTGGCGGCGTTTGTTCGTTTGGCGTTTGGTTGTTAGCGTTTTCCGTCATTCTGTAAAATCCTCCTATTAAACAATTTGTTCACGGTCACGGCGACGCCCGCGCCCTGTTTTGTCAAGAAAGGCGCGCAGCTGTGATTGCGTATTGCGTATTGCGGCTTTTGATTCTTTTATGCCCTGCTCGTCCCCCAGCGTTTCCAGCAATGCCAATTCCCGTTTTTGCTTTCTGATCTTCCGCTCATAGGCGCGCTGCTGTTGGCTTTCCTCATAAACGCGCTGATTTTCGGAATGGTCATAAGGTTCATAACGTTTTGTGCTTTTGCCGGAAATATAGGGGTATATAACATGATGGCAATTAATGCCCAGCAGCCCCGCCGCTTCGCCATGACTTGTGCTGCTCCAAGCTGCATATTTTTTACTTTTCCCACTTCTTGAAAAAATTCTCCCTTGAAACGGGGCGCAACGTTCGCGCGCTCCTAAATGGCTGCTAACCTCTATTAGATCGGTTCCGTATTCATCCATGCGCGCAAACTGCATATCATTGGAAACTTGATTGCAAAGCGTCCGGCTGATCATATTTACATAGGCTTCTGTTGTCCATTTTTTGCCCGCCTTGTCTCGTAAAGCGGGGACGCCATGCCGCCCCCATTCCTGCGCGGTTCTTCGCAATGCCTGCTGCGGGGTAATGGCTCCGCTTAAAAGCATTCCCGTGTTTTTATTAATTATGTCTCGGTAAAGCTGCCCCGCTTCTTGTAACATTGTTGTGTTTACTAAATTAAACATGTCCTGCGCGCGCTGTTGGTATGCGAACAAGACACGCAGCAGGGCGGCGCTCTTATCTATAAGGGGTACGGCTGGCAGGGCGGCGCCCTCGGCAATGGCTGCGCTGTAGATCGCTTCATTTTCCATCAATGCCCCATATCCGGCATCCTGCAGCATTTTAGAAACGGCTTCTTTTGTCTTGCCGGAATAGCGGGAAAGGGTTGCAATGTGCTGCCTGTTAAGTCGTCCCAGCTTGCCCAATTGGACAAGGCGCCAATGGTGATATTTGGTTTCGTCGTCGGTTTCTAAAATAAGGGCTTTATCCTCTTTTAAGAGCGTCGCCATATTTAGCAGCAATTCCCTTTCAATGGCTTCATAAATTTCTACGACGGGTAATGATAATTGCTCAAAGTCCGCAGGCTTAAAGCGCGGCATTACGCCCCGCCCCCGCTAAATCCTATTTGCCCCCCG